CCACACTTGCTGGCGACAATGGCATCAAGGCGCCACAACACTCTCGTCATCGTACCGACAAGGGCGATGCCTGGGCACGCAAGGTCGGTGGCAACGTCCCACCTCGTAAGGCAGAGCCAGAAGACGAAGAATAACCTGTGATAGGGTCTGGGCATGATTACAGACCGCCCATGGGGAACATACGAAGTACTAACCGCATCTGAGACTCATCAGGTAAAGCGCATTGTTGTGCATCCTGGTAAGCGCCTCTCATACCAGACACATGAACAACGCTCTGAATACTGGGTAATTGTTTCTGGAACTGGCACAGTAACAATTGATGGCATTCAATCAATGGCATTAGGTGGAGACGCCTTTATTATTGAACAAGGTATTGCTCATCGTATTGCTAATACTGGAGAAGAAGATCTTATTTTTATTGAGACGCAATTAGGTCTCTACTTTGGCGAAGATGACATCGTGCGCCTTGAAGATGACTTTGGTCGCTCATGATGGAGAAGACTTGGGACTACAGAGAAAAAGAGATACGTGAGGAGATTGCTCAACGTATTGAAGATGAACTAGAGGGAATGCTACCTCCAGTAGATGATGTTGAGATTGCTGTGTATACCGCAATTACTTGGGTTATTGATTTGATACGAGGCAACCATTGAGCAGTCCTACTCGTTTATTTTGCCGACCATTCCGAAGAATTCAATCCTCAATACCTAAAAACTTTAAGAAAAATAAAAGGTACTTTAAAAAAGGTTGGATAATGGGCGGTGTATCTGATAGTTGGGGTTTTGCATTTGAGTTCTACCCAAAAGATCGAGCATTGACTATTGCTTTTATACATTGGTATGTAATTATTGAGAAGGACTATAACTGATGTGGTCATGGGTACTGGCAATTATCGGCGTCACAGGCATCTTCTTTGTTGGTCGAAAGACTGTGTGGGGATGGCTTGTTTTACTTTTTAACGAAGTGCTATGGATTACTTACGCATTAATCACAGATCAGTATGGCTTTATATTTTCCGCGTTAGCATACGCAGCAGTTTATATTAAATCTTATTTACATTGGAGACAAGACGCATGAGGGATTACTAATGGAAATATTTCTTATTGGATTAATGATTGGTCTTGTCATTGGCAGAGCCTTTGATGTGTGGGTTGATTGGAAATATAAGAAGTGATCGTTACTCTTTCCAAAGAAGAAGTACGTGCCTGTGCAGATATTGCATTAAACCGATGGATGATGAAGTTTGGCAGTGTTGATCGCCCTAACTATGCAGGAGAGAATAAGAAGTACCTAGAGCCAGAGATTGCGGCTAATGTACGAACTATCGTTGCAGAGTATGCAGTTGCTAAGTTATACAAGCAGCCCTTTACATTTCCTTTTTATACAAACGAGGAACATTATTTCAGAAAAGACTTTCCTGATGTAATGCCCTGCTATGAGGTCAAGTCAGTACGTACCAAGGATGAGATTCCAGTCTTTCCTAAAGACATCAGACCTGGGGTGATCTTGGTTGGTGCACGAGTTCTAGACCGTGATTACTACTCAGAAGTTGAGGTTTATGGCTGGCTTCCTACTGAAGAGTGCACCAAGGACGAGTATCATTACCCTCCAGAGAATTCTTGGAGAATTCCTATAGACAAGTTTAACGACACTATTCCAGGCTAGGAGACGTAATGGCTGACAAAGGCACAGTAGCGGCAATGATTGAAGTTGCAAAGAAAGAAGTAGGGGTTATTGAAGGCCCTAAGGATAACGAGACCAAGTACGGCGCCTTTACCAAGGCTAACTACTTAGCATGGTGCGGAAGTTTCTGTATGTGGGTGGCAAACCAGGCTGGTGTAAAGATTCCTAATACTATCTCGACAGTTGCAGGCGCAGCGACATTTAAGAAGATGGGCACATGGTTTGACGCAGATTGCGGTCAATCACCACAACCAGGAGATATCCTGTATTTTGATTTCCCAGGAGACGGTGTCGATCGAATTTCTCACGTAGGTATCTGCACAGGTATTGACTCTGACGGAGTCGTTTTGACTATCGAAGGAAACACTAGCGGCAAGAAAAAGGGAGACCAGAGAAATGGCGGAGAGGTCTGCGAGCAAACTCGTGGCTACAAGGTCAACAAGAAGAAGGTTCTTGTCTCCATCGTTGGTTGGGGTCGTCCTAACTACAAGGGCAACGAGGTCAATGTAGATGTACCTATGTCAGAGGCCCCAGCGTTCCCTGGACAGATCAAACCAGGAGCCAAGGGAGAATCTGTTAAGTTGGTTCAGAAGGCTCTAGGATTGGCTGCAGACGGCGATTACGGCCCAGGCACAAAGAAGGCAGTTGTTGCATTTCAGGACAATCACGACGTAGTGGACTCAAATGGCATCATTGGGCCTAAGACATGGGAAGAATTGGTCAAACTACTCTAAACGGACAATTTAGACTCTAGCCCTCCAGGGTTCCAGTAATGGTATCCTTGGGGGGCGTTTCTAATGAGGGAGAGTAATGACAACGATTATAGCGGTGCAGTATGAGGACAAAGTTGTTTTTGCTGCCGATAACCAGGTAACTGGTGATGACGGTCGTATTTACCACCATCCTCGAATGGAAAAGATTACAGAACGCAATGGTTACTTAATTGCTGGTTCTGGAGAAGTTGCACCTTGCGATATTGCACAGCACTTGTGGAATCCGCCAAAACCAACTGCAAAAGATCTCCAAGACATCTATCACTTCATGATTGTTAAAGTGATGCCTTCTCTCAGAAAATGCCTTACAGAGAATGGTCATGACTTCAATGAGGGTAAGGGAGATGGAAAAGGTAATGATTCTCGCTTTAACTTCCTAGTTGCAGTTGGTGGTCAGGCATTTGATGTTGCCGATGACTGCTCTATCTGTATGAGTGACGACGGAATCTACGGAGTAGGTTCTGGCGCTAGTTATGCAATTGGGGCACTCCATGCAGGAGCCAAGCCTCTCAAGGCTTTAGCCGTTGCTGAGAAATTAGATATGAATACATCTGGGCCGTTTTTAGTCAAGGAGCAATATAAGTAACTGTTTGTGATGCGGATCACAGCAGTTGTGAGTTAGATTAGTCACACAACTGAATAAGTGGCTCCTGAGCAAGAGCACGCAAAAACGGCTCCTTTATTATGTTAAGATTTTGGAATGTCAAAAACACAAGATAAGCGTTTACAAAGAAAACAAGACCATGCCGAGTTTATGTGGCAACAAGCCCAACTCAAGGCAGCACTGGCTAAGACCAACCTGGATTTAGCCGTAGAAACTTTTAAGGATTTGAATAAAGAAATGACAGAAGAACAAGTTAAAGCAACACAAGAACAGACAGAAATACAGTACAAGCGCATTGAACAGTACTTAATGAGCGAAAAAGAACTCTATTTAGAACGTATGGGCATCCTCCAGGACTGATAATAGAACCTAAGTCCTGAGGGGGAATCGAGACAGGTTATGTTCATGAAGAGTCTAAACAATGTATTGATGCGTATTGTTGCAGTATTTGCAGCAAGCGGTCTGTCAGTTATTGGCGCTGGTGCTATCGCTGGTATCTCAACTATCAAGGCGGTAACAGTCGCAGGTCTTACTGCAGTTGCTGCAGTTGTAGAAAAGTTGGCCCGTGCTTTTATGGACGATGGAAAACTAACTCTCGACGAAATCAACGCAGCATTTTCAACCGTTGATAAAGGTGCAAAGACAGTTGCAGACGCAGAAGTCGAGACTCGTCAAGCAGCAGACAAAGCATCAAAGAAAGCACCTGCTAAAGAAGAAGACCCAAACTACAACTAGTCTTTAGTTGAGTAGAAGCCTCCACCTCTAAAAGCAAGGCCAAAGGTATTAAAGACACGCTGAAGAGCGTAGCCACACTTGTCGCAGTGATAACCAGGATCTGCATCAGTGATGCTACGCTCTTTCTCGTAATCTAAATCGCACTGAATGCATGAGTATTCGTATGACGGCACTAATCTTCCTCCAAATGTTTTTCTTCGCAATCTCTTGCAAGAATCATAACAACGTATCGTTTGCCGCATATACTACAAGAAAACTTTGCAATATAGGCTGCGTCATCCATACTGTTATTATGGCCTTACACCACGAGATAAAAGGGGCAAAATAGGAACATGAACCAGAACCTTTCTATGGAGCAGTTCTCACCACAGAGAAGCATCACTATGGCTGGTGCAATGCCTAGAAGTTCAACGTTTGATGAAAAGCAACTTCCAAAGATTTCTGGTGAACAGAACAAGTATGCTCCTGGAGCAAACACTCCCGTAGCAAAGCCAGGGTTCTTCTAATGACAACTACCGCTACGCATGAGGCTATGTCAGCACTTGACCGTTGCGATAAGTGCGGAGCACAGGCGTTAGTCAGAGCGACTCTTGCTAATGGTGAACTTTATTTTTGCGGCCATCACGGTCGAGAGATGAGCGCTAAACTAGTTGCATCATCGTTAGTTGTTTATGATCCAGAAGGTGTGTTTAATTATGGAAGATAGATATGAAACTGGTAAAGGACTCTTTGGTGGTCCTGGTGGTACTTATGGTCGTTACTCTGTAGGAAGTCGTGTTACGGCACAAGGAAAATCATTGAGAAATTTATCAACACAGTTTGACTCTGCAGAAGATATTGAAGAGCAACAACGTCGTCGTTTTGGTCGACGTCGTGAGTCAGGCTACTCAGGTGCAGGATTTTGGTTTTTAAATTATCCATACATGGTTGGATCATCAGGGTCAGGAACTGGTAGTTATGATACTAGAGACCAAAATCAACCAGTAAGCGATGGAAGCGATACGGCGTCATCAGCAGACGGTATGGGTTCTGGTGGAACTGCTGCAGGGTTTATTGGTGGATTAGACTAATGGCAGATCAAGTTCCACAGTTAAACAGAAAACCATTAACTGTAAATCCAAATAGAAAACAACGTAAACAAGAGTTTGGATTTAACTCAAATCTTGGTTACAAATCAAAAGCAGAACCAAGTGTTGTTTCATGGGCTAACCGTGGTAAGGGTGTACAAGGTGAATCTGTAAATTCACAAAACGTTGCTTCTAAGTTTGTCATTCGTAAAGCAGGCAAAGCGCTATAATTCTCTAAGAGGAAAGTAAGTATTCCGAGGGGAAAACTTGAAAGCATTGCGTCTATTCGCAACACTATTTCTTACAGCACTCCTTTATTTATTAGGCCAATCAACTTCGTATGCAGATGACGTTGTACCACCTGCGCCAGAACAGGTGGTAGTTAGTCCTGCCCAAGCAGCAGTTAACACAGCACTTGCTACAGCAACGACTGAAGTTGCACAAGCAGTGTCTGCTTCAGAGACAGCAACAGCAACAGTTGCAACAGCAGTAACTGCAGTCACAACTTCTAACACAGCAGTTGCAGCAGCAACCACCGCAGTAACAACAGCGGTTGCAGCGGTAGCCGAAGTTGCTAATACAGCACCAGCAGTTGCAACAGCAGCAACTATCATTACAGATGTAACAACAGCCGTACTTACCGCAGTTAATGCAACTGCAGCAATTCCCGTAACTGCAACAACAGCAAGTCCAGAAGTTGCTGCTGCACAAGCAGCAGTTACTGCAGCAACACCAGTAGTAACTGCAGCAGCAGAGACAGTAGTAACAACCTCTAACACCTTGTCAGCAACTCCACTTACTACAGTTGCAGAGGTTGCAGCAGCGGTAGCAACAGAGGCTGCCCAAGCAGCCACAGCAACTACTGCAGTGCAAACCGCAAGTACAGCAGTAGCCACCGCAACAACCGCAGTAGCAACAGCAACCACTGCGGTAGCAGCAGTAACTCCAGCACGCACAGAAGCACAGACACAATTAACACAAGCAAACGTCGCAATCAACAATGCACAAGATGCAGTTAATGCACTAGCAGCAACTGTTGGTGCATCAACAAATGTCTTGGCCAATACTGATGATGCTGGCGTTCGTATGAACTTACCGTTTAACCTACGCATGGGTAACACCGTTTATACCAACGTATATGTAGGTTCAAACGCAACTATTACTTTTGGTGTTAACGAAGGTGGAAACTACTACTCAACTCCTAATGCTCCTTCAATTTCTGTAGCAGGTTACGACTGGACTACTTGGAGTAACGGTTCTGGAGTTACTTATTCAACAACTACAAACACCCTTACTGTAGCCTGGGATGTTCGGGTTTATCCTTTAAGAACAGCCGATACTCAGATGACACAGATTAGATTTAATGCCGATGTAAACCCAGCAGATGGTGCATGGGCAGCAGATGTCAGCGTGACTGGTCCTATTCCAAATGGTGCTCGTTTTAATATTCGTGAGACTACTAATGGAACTGTCACTGCTATTACTGACACAAACTCTGGTCCTGGATTCAATGGAACTATCAGTCAAGGCACTGCATTTATCCCAATCCCAGATCCAAGTACTGCAGTAGTACAGTCAGCCATCGATGCTGCTAACGCACAGATTGCTACATTAAATACTGCCGTTACTGCTGTTGTTGCTACAAATGCTGCAACTACAACTGCAGCAACAGCAATTCCTGCAATCGCTACTGTTTCTGCAAACACCGTAACTGCATTAGCAACAGCGACTACATCTTTAACCGATAAAGTAACTGCACTTGCAACTGTGTCTACTGCTGTTGAAAAAGTAAATACAGCACCAACAATTATTGCAGTAGCGCAAGCAGTTATTGATACTGTTCCAGCACCTACTCCTCCGACTCCTCCAGCACCTGCATTAGTTGCTGAACCAGAACCACAGCCGCAACCAGACCCACAGCCATTGCCAGAGACACAACCTGAACCACAACCCGACGTTTCACCTGAACCTACTCCTGATCCTGTAGAGGAAGCACCTGTTGTTCCTGATACTGACACAGAGCCTGACTTGCCTCCGCAACCTGTTGAAGAGCCTCCTGCGCCTGTTGATGAACCTCCTGTAGCAATTCCTGATCCTGATGGCTCGATTGGTGAGCCAGAAGTTCCAACTGAGCAACCAGTAGACCCAGCGCCTGGACCTGAGCCTGAGACTCCTGTAGAACCTGCTCCTGAGCCAGAACCAGAGCCTGAACCAATTCCTGATCTTCCACCTGAACCTGCTCCAACTCCTGCAGAAGAGGTTACAGCCGCTGTGACGGATGCGCTATCTGACGGAAAGTTAGATTCATCAGAAGTTTCTGCTATTGCTGATGCTATGGCAGCAGATGGAAAAGTGGATGCTAAAGAGGCAGCCCAACTCGTTGATGCCTTGGCAAGTGATGGAAAACTTTCAGTTGCAGATCAAAATGCAGTCCTGGATGCTCTGGCCTCTGATGGCAACGTCAGCAAGGCAGACGTGGCAGTCATTGTTGCTATGGCATCTCAAGATGGGAACCTGTCAACTGCTGAACGAGGAATTGTTGCGGAAGCACTTATCTCTTCTGTTGCCCCTGGCGATACTCTAACAAAAGAACAGGTTCAAGATGCAGGTATTGAGTACAAAGACTTACCAGCAGCAACTCCTGTCGAGGTTAGACAAGATGAGAATGGTAATGAAGTTATCATTACTGCAGAGGTTGCAGTGCAAGTTGAATTGCTACAAGATCCAGGAGCATTACTTAACGAAGTGTTTACAGATCCAGGTGCAGTACTAGACGCTCTTGGAAGTGTTGGTGCTGATATGTCTCCAGAAGAACGCAAAGAAGCAACTGACATGGTTGTTGCAACAGTTGTTGCTGCAGGTGCTGCTATGAATGCAGTTGGTGCAGCCGCTGGTGCAACAGGTGGTGGATCACGAAGTGGTGGAGGCGGTTCTGGTGGTGGAGGCGGTGGAGGCGGAGCCTCTGGTGAGAGCAAGGCAATGAGACGAAGAAAGGAAGCGATATGAGAGTAATAAAAGACATGATTGACCAACTCTGGACACTCCTTGGCATGTTCATTGCATGGGTTGTTCTTGATGGAAGCGCAAAAACCATTGTTGGATATGCAATTGTTGCAACTCTAGTTGCATGGGCTATCACGTATCCCCTGCGTAACCGAGACGAATAAGAGATTATTAGCCGAGGGCATCTAGTAAGGAGAAACATGGATATCAACGTACTTAAGGCTGCAGGAGCAACTTGGCTTCGTGCAAGTGCTGCTGCTGTAGCAGCGCTCTACATGTCAGGAATTTCGGACCCAAAGATTTTGGCTAACGCCTTTATTGCAGGTCTACTTGGACCAGCAGCAAAGTTTATAAATCCAAAAGATCCATCATACGGCTTCGGCAAGAAGTAATTTAGAGGAGATGCACCAGTGACAAATACCTTTATGACAATTGGAATTGTCACTGGTGCTCTCATTAGCCTAGGAGTTCTCTTGAATCCACTGTACAAAAGAGTAAAACATTTTATGCAATGGATGGAGCGCTTCATGCGTGACTGGGAAGGCGAAGAGGCTGCACCAGGCAGAGATGAAGTTCCAGGAGTGATGCAGCGCCTCAACAAACTAGATGGCGAACTAAGTCAAAATGGCGGTAAGTCTACAAAAGACACTGTCAACAAACTCTATGCAAACCAAGAATTGGTTATGGAGGCCTTTGTAGAGATGGGCGAAAGATTAATCGCTATTGAAAATTGCCTAAACAAATCTGAGGTTAATACTCCAAATCCCGTTAATTAAGGGAAGATAGACCCATGAGTAACCTTAGTGGCGTGCAGTTTCAATCAAAAGACTGGAATCCGTTTCTAGCGGCTGGTAATTTAATTGACAAATTTACGCCAAAACCTGAGAAGGATAAGCACTACTCTAATGCCATGGTTCAACAGAGCCATACCGAACAAACATCTTTACCAAGACAATCAAAACCAACACCAGAAAATACTGGGGCACCAGTACCTGGTTACTTAAAACGTGGACCAATAAACCCATCAACGACAGGAGCACCAGTGCCAGGCACACTACAGAACAACACAGCAATTAATCCAATTACAGGGGCAAAAGTCCCACGAGTACCAGTGAAGTCTAAGGGCGCAAAGCCAACGGCTCCTGGAACACGACCAAAGAAGAAGTAACTATGGCTGGCGGTTTATCTCGTGACCATGATTCATACAACCACTTTAATTCTGGGTATGACTCACGAGTAAATCCATTATCAGCAATTGATAAGAAGATTTTAGATTTTGCAGTTCGCACAAAGCAGATCCCTGCGTTAAAGGCTCATGGTCAAATTCTTCGTAATTTTGGCATGTACCCACCAGAGTTCTGGACTCGTGCTCAAAACCTTTCTGAACACAGAGATGTTCCAGAAGAACACAAAGCAATATTATCCGAGATGTTTCCAATGCCGTCACGACCAGGACCTATGAGTGGTGGTGCCGATGTGGATACTGAGAGCAAGAAATTTAGTCATGGATTGGAGTGGTAATGAAGTGTGCAAATTGTTCTAACGACGCTATGTACGTCTACCGAATAACAAAATTAGAGTCTATTTATTATTGCGGTAAAGACCTACCTAGGTTCTTGGAAGATCGTCGTAAAGCGGGGTTGCTTAACATAACCGAGGCTTTTACCGAAGCCAAGGAAGCGGTTGTTGAAACACTCTCAGTCACAAAGAAGAAGACAGACAAAAAGACGGAAGAGTAATGAAGTTAATCCGCAAGTTTGCAATTCAAGGACATTACGTGCCCTCAGCAGCACACAGCCCTAGAGGGCCATTTCCTCCAGAGGTGCTTGCAGGCCCCAAGATGGATCAGAGCGAGTACCACGCTGATTCGTTGCATGTGGGTCTAGATGATGTGCGTTTCTTCAAATGCAAGGACTGCCACACCGTCCTAGAAACAAATGAACTTGAAGACCATGATTGTGCTGATTTTAAGTAGACTTGTCATGCCTCTAAGCGCATGAGGCTTTAACTTCTCTAGAGAAAGCAGACTATTCATGGCAGTAAATAATAACGGTAATCTTCTTGATACCGCAGGCGAGGTCGCTATTGACTTCGTATATGGAAACTTCCCTATTCAACCAAACGATGCTCGTCCAAATGCAGCAAGTGCAACTCTTTCGACAACAGTCACTACAAGAGTAGCGGGTCGTCTAGATCCAGCAGCAGATAGCCACATCAACGCTCTTTCAGGTTGGAATGGTTATCCACAATATACACCGAATACAGCAGGCGAAGATGTAGTAGGAGCAACTGACTACGTACTCGTACCAGAAGTTCGTGGATTTGCAACAGCACTTGCACAGGACGCAATGAAGGATGCCTCATTAACTGTTATCACTGCGTCAGCAGCAACAAACACCGCTACTCAACCAACTCGTATTAACGTAACTGCTACTACTGCAGCAACGGTATATGTTTCTGGTGGAACAGGCACATGGCCTGTAAGTACAAAGGTAACTATTGCTGCAGGAACAGGTATTCCAACAGCACTTGTTGGTACTTGGACTGTAACTGGTGGTTCAGGAACTACGCTTATTATTGCAGGTTCAGGATGGACAGTCGCAGACACAGGCGCTATCACACCTGGAACTAGACTAACTGCTGCAACAGCAACAATTAAGACTCAATCACTAACCGCTGGACAAAACAGCGTTGTTCCAGGTGCAACAGTAACTCTTACACCTTGGGCATAATCCTAATCTGTTAGGATAAAACAATGGTACGTCCAGTAGGCGGTAGAGCAGTGAGCAATCAACGCACTGCTATACCGTCTTCTGGCGAACTACTGAATAAAATTACTGGAACTTTTGCTGGTCTTCCAACAGCAGCATCTTCTGGAGAGTTCGGTGGTATTGAGTTCCTTGGTGAAATTGACAAGGCATACAATCCACAATCATTTGGAGAGGCAAACCGCCGCAATCAAGCAGGAGAAGCCTTAGCAAAAAGTATTAACTCTGAGTCTTATTACATAGATAATGAGGGCAACTACGTTGATCGTTCTTCTTATCGACAGTCATACGACGAAGATATTGACACTGGCGAATTAATTGTCCCTGGTTACAAGGGACCACAAGCAGATGAAGGAACCGCTGCGGCTCCACTCACACTTGTACCAACTTCTAGTATCCATCCCGAACGTCCACGTACAGTAGCCGCTGGATATGACAAGGTCCGTAGTGTCCTTACAGTTGTGTTCCGTGATGGAACTTTCTACAACTACTACGAAGTTACATCTTCTGAGTGGCAAGACTTTAAAAAGCGTGTTTCAAAAGGTCAATATATTTACAAGTACCTAGACTTTAAGCCCCGTGGACCTGCTAATGTTCGTTCTATTCCAGCAGGTGTGCGTAAAGAGTTTTATCGATATGCTCGTATCTCTCAAAGAAGCAGCGGTGGAAAGCAGTACAACACTCAATCAAGAAAGAAGTAAATGCCCAAGGTACACACACTCGGACCACTATTTGTACAAGTTACTAGATTCCCCTATGATTGGGGCAATAAACTTGTTGTTCGTGGCTGGAGCCAAGAGATCGAAGAACCGTACAGAACTGCTACTCCGTTCATAGTACGATTACCCAAGTACCATGGACTAGTCTTAGGCAGATGGGGAGCCATGAAAGAAGAAGAAGAAGCACTAAGCGGCGCACTAGCAAGACGGGAAGTTACATATGAGGATTTTACGGAAGAAGCAGGCTGGACACCAGCCACAGAGTCGAATCGAGAAACGAGTATCGACGGTCTCTACTCCAGATTTGATTTTATGGATGGAGCAGTCAATGTATACGATCGGCAAACACATTTCGACATGGCAGAGGCACCAGAGCGAGGCTGACCTCGATGAAGTCGTTATGGGCGCTGAGGCCTTCTACGCTATTGCTAAAGAGTTAAAGCGACGCACACAGAGTTCCATATGACAGTGGATCAAGACAAGTTTGAAGAGATTAGTCCTGAGTTCTATCAAGCAGAAGAACAAGGAGAAAACGAACCTCTAGACGAACAGTTAGATGAACTGTCGCAGCAGTTTGTTGACAAACTTGTTGAGAAGATCATGGACTTTCTTAAGGTCCTTGTTGGTCATGACCTTCATCCTTATCAAAAGCCTCTAGCACGACGCATTATTGAGTCTGTGATTATTAACGATGGTGAAGAAATTACAGCGTTAGCATCACGTCAGTCAGGAAAATCAGAGACTGTTGCTGACACAGTAGCCACACTGATGGTGCTACTTCCTAGACTTGCAAAGTTATACCCAGACTTACTTGGTAAATTCAAAGATGGTCTATGGGTAGGACTATTTGCACCTACAGAAGGACAGGCTGAAACACTCTTTGGTAGAACAGTCACACGCCTCACATCAGAGCGTGCACTAGAGATTCTTGGCGATCCTGAGATTGATGATCAGACTGCTCGTGTAGGAGGCGTAACACGTCAGATTAAACTAAAGAAGTCAGGCTCTACTATTACAATGATGACTGCAAACCCTCGTGCAAAAATTGAGTCTAAGTCTTTCCATTTGATTGTTATTGATGAGTGTCAAGAGGCTGATGACTTTGTAGTATCAAAGTCAATCTCTCCGATGCTTGCCTACTACGCAGGAACAATGGTTAAGACTGGAACACCTACAACAAGTAAGAACAACTTCTACAAAGCAATACAGATGAACCGTCGTCGTCAAACGACTCGTGGCAATAGACAGAACCATTTCCAATGGGACTGGAAAGATGTTGCAAAGTTTAATGACAACTACGAAAAGTTTATTAAAAAAGAGATGCTAAGAATTGGTGAGGAATCAGATGAATTTCAAATGTCGTACAACTGCAAATGGCTTCTTGAGCGAGGCATGTTTGTTACTTCGAACATTATGGACGACTTGGGGGACACTTCTCAAGAACTGGTTAAGGTATGGCATAAAACCCCAGTCGTTGTCGGCATCGACCCTGCTCGTAAAACTGACTCTACAGTCGTTACTGTGGTTTGGGTTGATTGGGATCGTCCTGATGAGTTTGGTTATTTTGATCACAGAGTCCTTAACTGGTTAGAGATGCAGGGAGACGATTGGGAAGAGCAATACTTCCAAATCGTAAATTTCCTCAGTAACTACGACGTCCTTGCTATTGGTGTAGACGCTAACGGTGTAGGTGATGCTGTAGCGCAGCGCCTTAAACTATTGATTCCTAGGGCAGAGGTTATGTCTTTGACATCTAGTCCCAGTGAGCAATCTGGTCGTTGGAAGCACCTACAGGCATTAATTCAACGCAAGATGCTTGCATGGCCAGCACACGCAAAAACTCGCAGACTTCGTACTTGGAAGCGGTTTTACCAGCAGATGGTGGATGCCGAGGTCCAGTACAAAGGACCTAACTTCTTAGTTGCAGCACCTGATGAATCCTATGCACATGATGACTTTGTGGACTCTCTGTCTATTGCCTGCTCTTTAACTAAGGATTTGGTAATGCCAGAAGTTGTTGCATCAAGTAATCCTTTTTTCTAGTTGAACAACATAGACCACTCAAAAAGGTGGAAACTATGTACTAGGAAAAGGCCTTTCCAATACATCCTTAAGGAGTAAATATGACAATCTCACCAGCACCTCGCTTTCCAGAGCGTGCACCTCAGATCTACGAAATGAAAGAGTCTGGCAACGCAACGCGCCGTGGACCACTACGTTTTGAAGAAGGAATCGCAACTGACACCGATGTGCCAAACGATTTCCAAACAGGAATGATGTCAGGTTCAGCAGTTGCACCTGGTCGTCCAAACCGTAATGCACCAGTGTGGCAAAAGACTGCTGCTGAGACTCTCTCAGAGCGTGCACACGTTGGATCAGCATCATGGGTAGAAGCACCAACATATCTTGGTGAGTTTGCACATGGAACAATGAACGACTATTCAGGTGCTCAGATTGAGACTGCAGTTCGTTCAGGTGGCCGCACACAGCGCATGTCACCAACAGTCGTAAACGACTAATAGTTTAGTAAGTACGCCGACCCACCCTTACACTAGTGTGAGGGTGGTTAGGCTATCCTTGGAGGAGATATGAGAAAACCAGCAAACCCAAAGTTGTATGCAACGATTGTTGCTATGGCACGGGCTAAGTACTCGTCATATCCCAACCCAGGAGCATCAGCATGGGTGCACAAGAAGTACATCCAAAGCGGTGGACAGTTTGTAGAAACAACTGAAGCAACACGTAAAGTTGCAATGGCTAAGAAAAAAGAAGATAAAGAAAAGTCAAAGCATCTTGAAACTAAAAAAGAAAACAAGAAAGATAAGAATAAGTAATGTCGTTTCTTGATTTTAGTCCTCCATCGTATAGAGCAGCCTCTAGCGATTTAACAATCTCAATTTCACCACTTGGCTTGGTTGAACTTGCAGACGAAGAATTTGAAGTACACGGTCCCCGCCTCAACCGTTATTCACTTAACTGGGCGATGTACCTCGGTCATCACTGGGGTTACCGCCGTGAGCAAGGCGAGATGCAGATTGCGGTTAACTACTACCGTGCATTTGATGATTATCTTTCACGTTTTACATTTGGTAACGGCATACACTTCCGTTCACCTAAAGCAACAGAAGCAATTGTTCCAGATCGTTTAGAGCGCATCTGGGAAGTAGACAACGACAAGATGCGTATTCTACTTGAGATGGGACAACAAGGCGGAATCACTGGCGATTGCTTTGTAAAGATTGCATACGAAGAGCCATGGACAGACTCTGCTGGACACTTCCATCCTGGTCGTGTTCGCCTACTACCAATGAACTCTTCCTTCTGTTTCCCTGAGTTCCACCCACACGACCGCACACGTCTACTGCGTTTTAAGCAGAAGTATCGTTTCTGGGGAACATCACTAGAAGGTACACGTCAAGTGTTTACCTACACTGAAATTTTGACTGACGACATTATTGAAGAGTACGTCAACGATGAGTTAATTGACTCTCGCCCAAATCCACTAGGACTAATTCCAGTGGTACATATACCTAATGTTCCTGTTTCAGGATCGCCGTGGGGTCTCTCGGACGCACACGACATCATCACTATCAACCGTGCATATAACGAAATTAGCACTGATGTCGCTGACATCATTAACTACCACGCATCACCAGTGACAGTGATCGTGGGTGCTAAAGCCTCTAACTTGGAAAAGGGTGCTAAGAAGGTTTGGGGCGGTCTTCCAAAAGATGCTCAGGTCTTCAATCTTGAAGGCGGTGCCCAAGGTATTGATGGTGCTTTAAAGTATCTCGAACTTCTAAAGCGCTCAATGCATGAACTTATGAACATCCCAGAAACCGCACTGGGACAAGTTCAAGCAATCTCTAACACTTCAGGTGTAGCACTCTCTATCCAGTATCAGCCATTGATGAACCGCTACTCACAAAAAGTAGCCCAGTATGGCAAGGGTATTGAAAGAATTAATGAGTTAGCACTTCGTACTCTTTACCTCAAGGAACCAGAGACGATGATGTACAACTCAGATGTAGATGGATCTATTAAGCCAGGTCAACTATCTATGCTTGATCCTAACGATCCAATCTCGTACATGAACTACTCTCACTTCCCACAACCACTTCCTCTTGACAAGTTGATTGCGCTCAACGAGATCCAGACTAAGTTAGGAATGGGACTTGAATCTAAGGAAGGTGCACTTCGTACTCTTGGCGAAGAATTCCCAGAGGAGAAGTTAGAAGAGATTCGTCAAGAACTTATTAACGATGCTCAAGCAGATGGCGCCCTACAACTTGTAAAGATCCAGATTCAGAAACAGATTATGGATATGACTGGCATGATGCCAGGACCTGATGGTAACTCTGCTATCCCAATGCAGCCAATGCAACTAGGAGATGGCGATGTCATGGGAGATGGCATGATGGGACCAGAGGATGCCAACAACCCACAAAACGCTGCAAGCCAAGAGACTAAGGGAATCGAAGTCCAGGCTGAGGCCGATCTCCGCAATAAACTTGTCACCGATGCCTACGGAACTAAAATCCCACAGCGCAGGACGGTCGATAAAGAATAGAAGATTCTGATAAAAAATCAGAGTATACCGAGATTTTTGTAGTGAAATGTAATGCAATTATCTCGTAATAAAACCCAGTGGCACGCCGCAAGGCATTCGGACAAAGACCCAGAAAATATAGGTGATTACTATGGAAAACAAAGTAGAAACCGCTGACCTACTGTCTCCGCAACTCGCAGAAGCAGTTACAGCACAAGAAGTTTTTCAGAATGAGGTGAGTTCTGTGTATACCGCAGATGATATTGCCAAGGCTCGTGAGCAAGAAAAGGCAAAGTTATATCCTCAGATGGAAAAGATGAAAGAAGAACTTGCTGCTGCTAAGGCTCGTGCTGAAGAGGCATCTGCGAAAGAAGCAGAACGTGAAACCCTTCGTGTTGCTCTTGAAAAAGAAGCAGAAGGAAAGCGCAAGCAAGAAGAAGAAGACAACCTATCGTTCAAAGAACTCCTCGCAAAGAAGGAGCAAGAATTTAATTCTCAACTAGAGAATGAACGTCTTGAAAGAGAACGTGCATTTGCTCTACTAGAGCAAGAGCGCAGGTTCCAAGAACTAATGAATTACCGTCAAAATCGTCTGGAACAAGAGCGGGATAATATCGTTCCTGAACTAATCGATTTGATCCAAGGTAATACTCCCGATGAAGTTGAGAGCAGCATCGCTACTCTCAAAGAAAAGTCTTCAAGCATCTTGCAGTCTGCACAAGCAGCCATGCAGAATGCGAAGCAACAAATGGCAGGTACTCGAATTACCGCACCTGCCTCAGGACCCCTCGATAATGACTCGTCACAACAATCGTATACACCCGATGCAATTCGGGACATGACAATGGCCGACTATGCGAAACAAAGAGCCAAATTACTTGGCACTGCCGCCAGCAATCGTGGTCAGGGACTGTTCGATCAGTAATCCCTTCCAACTAACCAATTAAGAAAGGACTTGACCTAAATGGCAAGTGCAATTACAGGTACTGGGCAACTCGCAGGAGCGCCTACAGCGTACTCAGGTTCAAACACATCTTTGAGCCAAGCAATTCAAACAATCTGGAGCAAGGAAATCTTGTTCCAGGCAATGCCAATTCTTCGCTTTGAGCAATTCGCAGTTAAGAAGACAGAACTAGGTGTAGCACCTGGTCTCCGCGTTAACTTCCTCCGTTACAAGAACTTTGGTATCGATCCAACACCTCTAACTGAAGGTGTTCGTATGACAACCAACGCTCTAACAGCAGAGCAGATCGCAATCACAGTTGCAGAACACGGCTACGCAGTAGCAGTTTCTGAACTACTTCTTAACGCATCATTCGATGACGTTATGGCTTCAGCCTCACGTCTTCTAGGTCGCCACATGGCGCAGTACCTAGATGTACAGGCTCGCAACACACTATCAGCAGCAACATCAGCAGTGTTTGGTTACGACCGCTCAGCAGTACAAGGTGTTAATGACTGGTACAACGAAGGCACAGTAGCAACACAGATGTCAGACCTTGATGGTAACTACAAGTTGTCAACAGGTGCTGTAAAGGATGCTGCTCTTACCCTTGCTGGTAAGAACATCCCTCGATTAGGTGAGACATATGTACAGTTCGTACACCCAAAGCAGTCACGTGATATTCGTTCGAACCCAGAGTTCATCGAAGTGACTAAGTACGCTGCTCCAGGTAACTTCATGCTCGGTGAAATCGGTCGTCTATACGACGTAGTATTCATTGAAACAACACAGGTTAAGAAGTTGGCAGTTAACGCTGCTTACACAACTTCAACATCTGTTGGTGTTCCAGCAGATCAGTACAGCGTTCCTGTCAAGGCTAACACAGCCCCAGGTTCAGGTGGAAACCCAGAGTCTGCTGATTACACAGCAGAAAAGGGTTACCTAACAACAGCAACTGGTAACGGTGCTGAAGTTTACGAATCAATCATGATTGGTGACAA